ACGAAACCTCGCTGAAGCTAATTCCTGTTAGCAAAACATGGTACGATCGAGCGAAGGAGGTGGGCGGTGAGTGAGGACTGGATTCGTTGCAAGGACCGACTTCCGCCACGCGACACTGTTGTCGAGACGAAGATAGACGACGCTCAGGGTTGTCGAAACATGACTACGCTCAAGTTGATTACAGGCGGCGGGCGGCTGTGGTTTGTTCCTGATGGGGTCATGTACGTGTACTACTCGCCCACCCACTGGCGAGCAAAGGAGGCGTGCGGTGACAAGTAACAACGTGGAATGGTTGGCAGGACGAGAGAACGCGAACGGAACACCGACTGAGATTGAGACGCTACGACAGCAGCTGGCTGCGTCCGAGGCTCGCGTGAACGCCGACGAGAGCGAACTGGCTAGATTGCTCGCACATACCGAGCAGCGGCTTGCGGCGGCTGAGGCACACTTGCTCGTGTTTACTGAAGCCACAAAACATGTAACCGAAGGCGGTAACACAAAGAGATCGTTCTCTGCTGACGGGTGGGCGATGGTGCATTCCGAGAGGTTGACTGATTTAGTGATTGCCGAGGAGCGGCTGGCGGAGGCCGTCGCGGCAGATGATCCTTAGGCAAGTACTACCGAGGGCGAGGTCTCCGCCTTGCAAGCACAACATGAAGATGTCCAAAGCGATACGCTCGGGTGAAGCTAGTCCCTGCTGGCTTCCCCGAGTTTTGATGTGTGTTGGAGGTATAGAGTGTGATGAGGATGTGGTAGAGTATGGGATCATCATTGATACAACCCAGTGTGCGGGGTGCCAATATGGATCGGTTGACACCCAATCAGAGGTTGTTTGTTGAGCACCTGTTGGCAGATGAGATGTTCAATCCAACGAGAGCTGCAAGAGCGGCTGGATATAAGAATCCAGGTGTGGCAGGATATAAGAATTTGAAGAACGCTGCGGTGGCTGCACTGATTGGAAAGTCCTTGCAGAGACGGATCACGGAGGTGGGCCTGAATGCGAAGGATGTGCTGGAGCATCTGGCAACAGTCCTCTATCTTGATCCCATCCACCTGTTCACGAGCATGGGAGATGGCATCTTCTGTGTCAAGAATCTGGAGGATATCCCTGCACATATCCGTCGCTGCATTACGAAGTTCAAGTGCCGCACGAAGACGACGGAGACAGGAAGTGAAAGCTACATAGAGGTGGAACTTATGAGCAAGGATCAGGCGCTGCCTCTCGTCATGAAGCACTTGGGAATCATCGGTACTGATGGAGCAGCCGTGAATGTGAATCTGGGGACAGATCTGATCACGGCATTGTTGGCACAGGTGGAGCGCGAGCGGCAAGTGATCGACACTAAGTTTATTGAGCAGCAGACATGATCTGTAATGAGCCCTTGACTCTCTTGACGGACCCGCTCAAGTTTGCCACGTTGATGTGGCCGCATGTCCACTTCTACGACAAGCAGGTCGAGGTCGTCCAGTCCATCATCAACGATGACATGACGGTGGTGCCGGCAGGGAACATGCTGGGCAAAGACTTTATCGCGGGATTTCTCGTGGTGTGGTTCTTCCTGTCTCGCAGTCCTTGCCGCATCATCACCACCTCTGCCAAGGATGACCACTTGCGGGTGCTGTGGGGAGAGATCAAGAGGTTTGTGCAGAGCGCGAAGTATCCGCTGGACAGTGATCGTGGTGGCCCCTTTATTATGCACCACCGAGAGATTCTCAAGAAGTTGCCAGACGGAACCGTATGTCCGCTGAGCTATGTCAAGGGCATGGTGGCGAGCCAGGACAGCATCGCGTCCATGCAGGGCCACCATATTGCCAACACGGGGGACGGAGTACCGCGCACGTTGTTTGTGGCGGACGAGTCGAGCAGCGTGGCAGATGACTATTGGCTCATGGCGAGCACGTGGGCCAAGCGCGCTCTGATCATCGGCAATACGTGGCCTTGTGCCAACTTCTTTTACAAGGCAGTGAACGGAGATCCGAGGATGCGAGATCCGGGAGGCACCTTGTATGATGAGGACAACAAGCGTTGCTATCGCCGCGTGATCCGCATCCGTGCGGAGGACAGTCCAAATGTCCGCCTTGCGCTGTTGGAGAAGGCGCAGGGGAAGGAGCCCAGCAACCGAGTAATCATTGACGGAGTCAAAGACTATCCCGAATACTTGAAGAACTTGGCGACGTGGGATCCGATGCAGCAGTGTGTGTCGCTCAGGGCAGAGTTCTATCGTGGTGCCGAGATCATGCTGTTCCCGCCAGAGTGGCTGGCTCGAGCAGAGCAGGCGGCACAGAGTCTGGATGGACGACGGCAGAAGGAGAAGCGAGCGCTGGGGATAGATACGGGAGAGGGCGGAGACAAGACGGCATGGACCGTGTGCGACAAGTTTGGCGTCTTGTTCCAGGAGGCTTATCAGACGCCGGACACGGCTGTGATTCCTGGAAGAACACTGGCTCTCATGCGAGAGTGGCAGGTGCATCCGAGCGATGTGTTGTTCGATCGCGGTGGTGGTGGCAAGGAGCACGCGGACTTCTTGCGGGCGCAGGGCCACGGAGTACGCACTGTAGGATTTGGCGAGGCGGCCAGTGACCCGAAGCAGGCACGACGGCTGAAGACATTGAAGGAGCGTGTGGAGGAAGTCGAGGAGCGGTACATTTACAGGAATCGCAGAGCAGAGATGTATGGCCTGTTGCGGCAGCGACTGGATCCGAAGAACCCGCTGCCCTTTTCGATTCCGTCACAGTATACTGAAGTGCATCGGCAACTGGCTCCAATCCCGTTGCTCTATGATGCGGAGGGACGACTGTACCTGCCCCCCAAGAACAAGAAGAACCTCGATAGTAAGGAGGTCACTCTGACGGAGCTGCTGGGATGCAGCCCCGATGAAGCGGACAGCTTGGTGCTGGCCGTGTTTGGACTCGAACGCAAATCCATCCGTGCCACTGCAGGCGCTATGAGACTTTAGAAAAGGAAGATGCCATGCCACGCAAAGCCAAGGTCGTAACCAATGCACAAGAGGACATGCAGAAGCGCTGGATCCATGCAGAGCTAGTTGCCAACGCCATGATGTCTCGCACGCAGTTGATGAGTTCCCTGATGGATCCCCGCAGGGACTTGAACCACGAGTGCGGATATCCTGAGACTTCGCAACTCACTCCGCAGATGTACAGGAACATGTTCGACAGGGAGTCAGTGGCCGCACGCGTCGTCGAGGTTGTTCCCCTGGAGACGTGGAAAGTGCAACCCAGCGTGTTCGAGGATGAAGACATGGACGTGGAGACTCAGTTCGAGCAGGCATGGGAAGAAATGACGAACGGCCTTCGCGGTGAATCGTGGTACCAAGACGAGGAGGGAAGTCCGATCTGGGATGCACTGCTGCGTGCGGATGTCATGAGCGGAGTCGGATCGTACGGGGTGCTCCTGCTGGGTGCCGACGATGGTTTGCCACTCAACGCACCCCTGGAACCCAAGCCCGGAAGGAAGCTGCTGTTCTTGAGGGTGTTCGACGAATCGCTGGCACAGATCAGTGCTTACGAGATGGACATGGGCAATCCCCGCTACGGAAAGCCCACGATGTACTTGTTGACCTTCGCCGATCCGGCAGAGGTGCATTCGGGGCAAGGACAGATCACCACCACCGAATCCGTGCACTGGTCACGCGTGGTTCACCTTGCAGACAACCTCGGATCTAGTGAGTTGTTCGGTGTGCCTCGCATGCGTCCCGTGTTCAACAACCTCCACAACCTCTGCAAGTTGTATGGGGGATCGGCGGAGATGTATTGGCGGGGTGCTTTCCCAGGCATCTCATTGGAGACACATCCCCAGTTGGGTGGGGACGTTGAGGTGGATGCCGCTGCAACAAGGGAATCGATGGAGCAGTACATGAACGGCCTGCAAAGGTACTTCTCCCTGATGGGCATGAGCGCCAAGTCGTTGGCTCCCCAAGTGGTTGATCCAACTCCTCAGATTAACACGCAGCTTGAAGCCATCTGCATTAAGTTGGGAATTCCCAAGCGGGTGTTCATGGGCAGCGAGCGTGGCGAGTTGTCATCCGGGCAGGACAAGGACACGTGGGACGATCGCCTGCGAGCACGGCAGAGGATGTACGTCACACCGCGACTCATCGTGCCGTTCGTGGATCGCTGCATCGTCATGGGCTTCCTGCCCGAGCCGGAGGGCTACAGCGTTTCTTGGCCCGATCTGAGCGAAGCCAATGCCATCGAGCAAGCAACGAACGCGGGACTGATCACGGACGCGATGTCCAAGTACGTGGGCGGCAGCGTTGACGTGCTCATTGAACCGAAGAACTTTCTGACCAAGGTGCTCCACTTCACGGATGAGGAAGCAGAGGAGATCAGCGAAGCCACGACATCCCATGTAGAAGAGGGTGGCATTTCACAGCCGGTTGACGAACGCGAAGAAGCAATGGCTGACCTGGACATCGTGGAGAAGGAAAAGAGCATCGAGCAGATTGGCAAGCCGAAGCCGGTTGCACCGGTGAAGGGAAAGTGACATGCGTGCATTAGTTCACAGCAAGAGCAACACGCTGCGAATGGATCCGTCCCGCACGGCGATGATTCGCAGGAGATTCATGCAGGAGATGTCTGCCAGGTTCCGCAAGCTGGAGCAGGCCATCACGAAGGCGGTCGACAGCGAAGACAAGTTCGGCTTGAAGGAGAAGCAAGTAGCCACGGTGGGCAGGGTCTTCGCAGCACATGCACACTATACCGCGTTGACCACTGCTGAGCAACTGGCTGACTTTCGTAAGTGGGCTGATAGCCAGTTGAGCAATACTATCCTGGGAGGAAATCACAACTGGCTCGAACGCTACATCAAGGAATCGTACGAGAAGGGGCAGGGCCGTGCGTTTGACGACGCCATGAAGAAGTACTCGGAGAAGCACTCTGAAAAGTTCAACTCCAAGATGGACTACTACCGAGGCAAGCGGGACGAGTTCCTGCGAAGCTCCTTCCGGCAACCCGCTTCGATCGAAAGGGTCAACCTGCTGGCATCTCGCTCGTTCATGGACTTGAAGGGAGTGACGCAGGACATGTCCACGAAGATGAATCGGATCATGACCGACAGCATCATTCAGGGCAGGAGCCCACGAGAGACTGGCAGGGAGTTGAACAAGATTGTAGGAGGCAGCAGGAATCGTGGCACGATGATAGCCCGCACGGAGACAATACGGGCTCACGCGGATGGACAACTTGAGGCACTCAAGAATATGGGCGTTGAAGAAGTTGGCGTGATGGTCGAGTGGTCTTCAGCCTCAGACGACTTGGTGTGCCCACTCTGCGCAGATATGGACGGAACTGTCATGCCCATCGACAAGGCAGGCAGCATCATCCCGTTGCATCCAAACTGCAGGTGTTGTTGGTTGCCTGCTGACGTTGGGGAGGATAAGACACGCAAGGTCTGGACCGAGAAGGACAAGGAGGGCAAGGCTGTCTGGAGCGGGACAATTTACGGGCCGAGGGGGGGGTTAAACTATTAAATTAATCCTTGTGTTTGGAGCGAGATGGGGTTAAACTATTAAATTAATCCTTGTGTTTGGAGCGAGATAATGCAAAATTAGGGGGCCGAGGGGGTTAAACTATTAAATTAATCCCTGTCCCTGTATGCACTACCCGCTGTGGTGGCGGGTAAACCGTGCTGTGTCCCTCTCTCCTCGGTGAAGTTTTAAGAGAGAGGGGGTCTCTCCGGTTTACCCGTTACCAGGGGTAGGCAAATACTGAAAACCCCTGGACCCGTTTACCCGCTTTTTCGCCCCCTCTAGCCCAGGGATGCACAACGCTGAACACGACACGATTACCTCGCGATTATCTCCGCAATATCCGCGTGCTCCGCGAACGTTATAACTGTAATAGAGGAACACCAAATGCCAACAACATACAAACGCAAGTGTCCGCATCGCAAAGCCAGCAAGATTGGCTAGGTGAGTGGCAGTATGAGTTCTACATGGATACGTGGCGGAAGCGGAAGCTGTCTGAGAAGCAGCTCGTGAAGCGGCGAGAGATTAATTCCTGGGTTCTTGGCTGTCTGGCGAGACCTTGAGCAGAAGACGGAGGGCCCACGGCTGCCTTCTCCCCTTACTAAAGCTGCCAAGCCCACGGTGCGCAAGGAAGCCAAGACATCACTGGCTGGGTTCAAGAATGCCCAGACGATCGACGAAGCCGTGGCCTTTGCGCGAGACCGTGGCGTGAAGCAGGCGGGAGATACCCAGCTGACTCTTGATGAATGGAATGCTGTCAACCGAGAGTTTGCCAAGCTACCTCCCAACGCTGTGGAGGTATTGAAGCAGGATGAACGTGGTGCTGTCCACTTGGTTAAGAACCATGGAGTCACAGCCCATCCAGACATGGCTCGCCTGAAGGGGATAACTCCCCGAGGATGGGAAGGCACAGGACAGACGTGGGATAATGTAGTAGGAAGCGGAGGAGGCGTTGACACCCCTGCTATCATTGTGGCCAATCGCTTCAACGAGAACCACGGCAGTGTGAACGCCATCTTGCACGAAGTAGCCCACAAGATTGAGGGTGGTGCTTACCAACGCATCTCAGCATCTGAGAGGTGGATGACGGTCTTCAGAGGGACCAAGTGGGATACTGCGTATGAGGCAAAGTTCCCCGAGGAAGCTTTTGCTGAGTCATTCGCCAAGTACCATCACAGCAATGGCACAAGGGCATCATTGCCCAATAACGTCAGATTGTTCTTTGAGAAGGAGTTCCCAGGTGCCTGACACTCAAATGGTTTACGTCCCAGTGCAAGATGAACTTCTGGGACACATCCCGATCGAGATGTCTGTGCAGTGCGTGACCTGCAAGTGGAAGGGAGAAGCGTTGCGCTGTGTGGCCTTTCCCGACAACATACCCAGGCCAATCCTTGAGGGAGAGGTAGACCACACCAATCCTTACCTGGGTGACAATGGCTATAGGTATGAAGCACTATGAGCAAGGGTAACGGTCACACCCCGATCCAGACGGCCATGCTCAAGGTGCTCTCTGATGGGCGGCCTCACACGCGAGCGGAATTGCACGCTTGCTGTGGGCCCAGCTCACTGGGCACGATCCGTGTGCACCTCTGCTACTTGCGGAAGAAGTTGAGTCAGCGGGGAGAGGATATTATCTGTGTTTCCAAGGGAACCAGCCTGCACTATCAACATGTGCGGCTGCTGGTTTCACCCTACATCGCTGACTCGTAACGCAGTGTGTTAAACTTTCGCTGCTTTCAGGAATTGCGGGTATACGGATTGTGTTTGAGGGGTATCCTAATAGTGTAGGAACCCCATCATGCTTGAACTGATCACAGCCAACATTGCTGGCAAGACTCGCCGAGAAATCTTCAACGGCAGGGAGCACATCGTTGCTCCACTCAGCCTGATCGTTCCAGGAGTGCTGAACGGGAGCAATGGCCCTCTGTTCTATCCGCACGAGGAATTATCCAAGGAACCAACCGCTTGGAACCATATTCCTATCGTGCTCTATCATCCCACGGCGGAGGGCAAGCCCATCAGTGCTCGCAACTCCGAGGTTCTGAACAAATCCCAGCTGGGTATCGTGCTCCATGCTTCGATGAATGGAAAGCTCACGGCGGAGGGATGGTTTGATGTGGACTACACGAAGAGTCGTGCCCCCTCTGTCTTCAATTCGTTGGAGCAGGGCAAGCCCGTCGAGTTGAGCACGGGGTTGATGACGGACACGATTCCCGAGCACGGAGAGCACAAGGGAGTCAAGTACACAGCAGTAGCAAGGAATTACCGCCCCGACCATCTTGCAATATTGCCGGATCAAGTGGGTGCATGTTCGATCAAGGATGGTTGCGGCGTTTTTGTAAATCAGATGAACAAGGAGTCAGACATGACAAAGAAAACCGATGCCCAGCGCAAGGAGATCGCGGACTTCATGATTTCCAACTGCGAATGTTGGGTGGAGGCTGATCGCGAAGTGCTCAACGCGATGACCGACGAGAAGCTGGATGCATTGCGTACCCACGTGGAGAAGGTCAAGCAGGCGGAGGCAGTTGCCAACGCCGTGAAGCAAGGATTCGAACACGGTGACGTGGGTTTTACGTTCAACGAAAAGACCCTCAAGTTTGAAGGTCAGGAGAAACCCAAGCCGAAGAAAGAGGAACCCGTCGTGACCAACAAAGAAGAACCCGCTGCGAAGAAACCCGTCACGGCGGGCGAGTGGATGGCCGCTGCTCCTCCGGAGATTCAGAGCGTTGTTCGCAATGCCCTGGCGATGGAGTTGCAGTCGAAGATGGACCTGACGAAGGTCATCTTGGCCAACAAGGCCAACCTGTTCAAGGAAGACCAGTTGCTGATGAAGCCCGTGAGTGAACTCCAGGCGATCGCCGCACTGGCAAAGGTTGAAGAGGTTCGTCCGAGTTATTTCGGTGCCTCCGTGCCCGTGGGTAACCAGCAGAAGTCGGAGATGGATGAGAATGACTTCCTGCCTCTGCCTACGATCAATTGGTCTGAACTCGCCAAGCAACAGCGTTCGGCGTAAGCGTCGTCTGCGCTATTCACATTTGAAACTTAGTGGAGGATTACAAAGATGGCAAAAGGTAACGAAATCATTGTCAGCGCAGAGCCTGTGGGACGATTCCTGGAAGGGATTATCTCTGGTGCGCTGAAGCCTGGTACTTGCTTGCAGATCACCTCTGCCGAACCTGTCGGCGGTCGTTTCACGTGGGGAGTTTACAACGCAGCGGCTGATGGGGATCAACGCCTTGTCTGCGTGTTGCTTCCCGATGTGCTCCAGGGCAAATTGGCCACGGATGCATATGTCAGCGGGGATCGCTGCTTCATGTATTGCCCGGCTGCCGGTGAAGAGCTTAATATGCTTGTCACCGACTTGGACACGGGCACGACTGAGACGTGGGCTATCGGTGATCTGCTGATGATCGACGACGGGACTGGCAAGTTGGTGGACACCACGGGTACTCCCGAGATGGAATCGTTCATCTGCTTGGAGACGTTCTTGGATCCCACCAGCACCCAGACAGACTACCTGATCTGGTGCATGTACACTGGGCACTAAACTTTCACTGTGGCATCTAGCCATTTCACTCTGTAGGAGGAAGACTGATGTTTGTTGATTATGTATTGAATGGCGAGAGTCATGGTGAAGTCGGCGAGCAACTCAACAGCTGCCGCTACGATCCGGGCCTGCTTCGCCCGTACATTGACAAGGACGGACGCAAGTACGTCACTGCCAACGTGGGCACTGATCCCTCGGGAAAGATCATCTACAAGAAGCGGCTGGTCAGCGACCTGGTCAGCAACGGGGTGAACATCCCCGTCGCCAATGCCACCTCGCTCCGCAAGGAAGAGTGGATCGAGTTGGATCGCCAGGTTCTCCGCTGTGCCCGCGAACGATTGCGTGCCTGGACTGACTTGTCTGCAGCTTCCAGCTTTGGTGGTTTCAACGCGATGTCCAAGATGATCTTGGAACATGAAACCATGAGCGATCCCGGCGAAGCGATCGTCGACATGGACGCGTTGACTCCGGGCCGCACCGATGCTCCGAAGTTCCAGCTGGAAGGCTTGCCCCTTCCGATCACCCACAGTGACTTCTGGTATAGCTCCCGCCGCTTGGCCGTCAGCCGAAACACGGGAACTCCGCTGGACACCACCATGGGCGAGGCAGCCGGTCGTCGAGTTGCCGAGCAGATTGAGAAGACCTTGATCGGCACCATTGCAGGTGCTACCTACGGCGTGGCTGCTTCCTACAGCAACGCTCCGACGGTCTTCGGCTATGCCACGCATCCGGATCGCTTGTTGAAGACGGACGTGACGACTCCCGATGGGACCAACGGTGCCACGACCGTCACCGACGTCCTGGCAATGATTGCCCAGGCAGCGGCTGCCCACTACTATGGCCCGTTCATGCTGTATCACAGCACGGATTGGGACAAGTGGTTGGATGACGACTATCGGGCAACCGACAGTCGCACCCTTCGCCAACGGCTGCGTCAGATCGACTCGATCGTTGACGTTCGCCGGTTGGACTTCCTCACCAACACCTACACGTTCCTGATGGTCCAGATGACCAGCGACGTGGCCCGTGCCATCAACGGCATGGACATCACCACGGTGCAGTGGGAGACGTCGGGTGGAATGCGAGTGAACTTCAAAGTCATGGCAATCATGGTTCCCCAAATTCGTTCGGACTTCAACGGAAACACGGGCATCGTGCATGCTACTACTGCGTAACCCAGAATCGGGGTCGCCGCTGGATCAGCTGCCCAGCGTGAAAAACTAGCAGCTACTTTCACTACCCCGAACATGCAATTGGAGCGATTCTCATGTACTCATTCAAGATGTTGGGCGGTACACTGGACCTGGGTGCTGGCAAGACGTACAAGCGAGGCGACGTCGTTCACAGCGAGAAGGAACTCGACAAGCAATTCGGACCTCGCAAGTTCCAGAGGTTAGACACGGCGTCTCACTTCACCCCCGTGGAAGAAGAGGTCGTCGAAGACAACTACAGCGACTTGAAGAAGATGACCTTGGCCGAACTCAGGAAGTTCGCCGAAGACGAGGAGATCGATCTGGACTCTGCCACCCGCAAGGACGAGGTTCTTGCAGCGATCCGCAAAGCAGTGGGGTGATCCGTGACCGTTCGAACTACATCATCTGATGTGCAAGCTGTTTTGGGGGCCGATTATGATGGCACCACAGCTTTGTCTCCCTACATCACGGCAGCTTCTAGCATTGTGGATCGACTTGCTACTTTGGATTCTTCGGCGGTACTCTCCTCAGCACAAAAGGAATTGGTTGAACGTTGGTTGTCCGCCCATTGCTATTGTTTGATGGACCGACAGTTGCAAAGCAAGTCTTCTGGGAAGTCAAGCGGAACAATCACTGGGATGTTTGGCAAATTTCTTGAGATGACCACCTACGGACAGATGGCAAAGATGCTCGACTTCTCTGGTAATTTGAGTTCTATTGGCGGCCCCAAAGCAAAGATGAATTGGCTTGGCTTGCCCAAGAGTGAGCAGACAGATTACGAGGATCGTGACTGATGGTCTCGGTGGAAACAAACTCATTGCATCAAAAGTGTGTATTATGGTCACGCACGGGTTTTGATTCCAATGGTGAACCAGTCGTGTCTTATCCTGTCGAGATCAGTTGTCGCTGGGAAGACGTGACACGAGAAATCTCAGGGGAAGATAACACACCCATCACAATTGATGCAATGATCTGGACGGGTCAGGACATCACCAAGGGGAGCATGCTCTGGAAAGGAGCATTGACGGATTTACCCTCCCCAGCTACAGCGGTCATGGAAGTAGTTGGATTCGATGCTACCCCTGACATCAAGGGTCGCTTGTTCGAGCGAGTGGTGTACGCCAGCAGGTACAAAGAATCATTGCCCACAGTGGCATAGGGAGCGAAGCAATGAAATGGTTTCAAGTTCTTCTGGTTTGGTTGACGTGCGCTGTTGCCTACGGCGACATCGACGTCAAGCCTCAATACGATGTGCATGAACCCATCGTGGCGACGGTCACGATCACCGATGTTCCGGAAGGTGCGAAGCTCAGGGGCTCGCTGGCCGTGTCGGATGGCTCATACCTGCCTGCGGGAGAGAATGTGTTTCATGTATGGGCAGCCCCGGGAAAACACACGATCACTTCGCAAGGCGTCTGGGTGCTCACGAAAGATGTGACAGTCGGCGACCAAACTTTTCCCGTGCTTATTGACTTCGGTCAGTACAACTACACCAAGTCGTTCATCGTCGGGGAGGGCGATGTCGTCCCCCCTCCGCCTCCGCCCGGAGAACGACGGGCGGTGATCCTGGAAGAGACAAGCGACCGAACACCAGCATTCGCCCTGTTGAAGCAACAGCTACTCAAGGAGTTCCTGCCCGAAAGGATGCAGATCCTGGACGACGACTTAGTGGCAGCATCGCAGTACCTATCTCTGGCAAAGCCGGATGTGCGCCCGGTGCTCCTTGTGCTAGTGGGGGACAAGTTGATACGCGCGGTCTCTTGCCCCGTATCCGTGGCTGGCGTTAAGGAGGAGATGTCCAAATGACTTTCATCATTCCTCCAGGAAAGAAAACTGGTTGCTTGTGGCGTACTTCTAAGGTTGGTGCAACGTGCCCCATCCTAGGTGAGCGCATTCAAGTATTGCCCGCATCTGAAATCAAGGCCGCCATTGAGGCTCGCAAGGTAGCTGCCATACGCACGCGGGCACTTGTCAAGGAAATTCTAGATCAAGATGGGGTGGGTTCTTGTGCGACAGAATCTACAACCCAGGGCGCGATGACCTCCAAGGTACTCGCTAATCTGCCCTACGTCAAACTGAATCCGTGGTTCCTCTACTACCACAGTAGTGGTGGAGTTGATCGTGGCTCTTCAATTGACGAGAACCTAGCGCTTGCCCGTGACATCGGCATTGCGTCTGAAGCAGTATGGCCACGCAGTAACGGTTGGCGCACGAAGCCCAGTGCTGCGGCATACGCTGATGCGAAGAATAATCGCATTGATGAATACTACGATACGTTGACCATCGCTGAGATTCAGACAGCTTTGGTGAAGGACTTTCTCGTGGTGTTCGGTCATGATAGTCATTCCGAGTTGCTTATCGACTTGCTCAGCATCGATGAAGGTGATGTTGCCAACTCGTGGGCTGCCTCATGGGGCGACAAGGGATTCCACATCTTCCCGCTCAGTCGAGTCAACTTTGGCTACGGCTGCTTCGCGATCCGCACAGTTACTTGAAAGGCGTTACCATGGTAGATGTACAAGGTCCATTTCAACTCCGCCAACGCATTCAGGTTTTGCGGACTGCCCGCAAGCTCGTGAAGAGTGGCGACATCACGCCGGGTATGAGCAAGGAAGACATTCAGGATGCGATCATGGCCGCTATGGCCGATGAAGATCCTGCGATGCTGGAGGCAGGATTCGACTGGCAGTCGTTGATCGATCTGATCATCAAATTGCTCCCGCTCATCATGGCTCTGTTTGGACTGTGAGGTAGAACATGGCACGATCGTATCCTCAGTTGACTATGACGGACCTGGGCAACCGGGCTCCCGGGATGTTTGGTGATGTTGAGTGCAACCTCACCAACGATGCCGCCACCACCGCCGTGGTTCAAATCGGTGGCTGTCCGTTCGGTCGCATTCGCAACGTGAGTGCTGCGATCGTGACCATCACATTCACGGAAGCGCACAACGGCAAGGAAGGGACTTCTTGTGCCATCCTTGACGAAGACAATGACACTAGCGCAATCAGCACGTTTGCGATTCCCGTCAACGGCAGTCGGCAATTGCCCATTGCCTTGGCGGGAGTCAACTGGTTGATTCTCACATCT